TTTTGGTTTATATGTCGCACGATCTAATGCCATAATCATAGCAATACAGGCATCAATTTTTCTCCGTGACTTACCCTTAGATAATCTCCAACCATTGTCGGTCATTCTTTGTGCTGCCGACAATACCTGATCTGTAAACATCGGGGAACCGTCATGTATTAATTTACCGCTAACGATAAGTTCGTAGGCGTTGCCACAAGCGGGAACCATGCGGGATGCGCTTTGCGGGAACTCCACCATTGGTAGCCCGTCATCGGCTAATGCTTCTGCCGAACGCTGAAAGAACGCAGGGTCATATGCGAACTCCTGCACACTGTAATTTCTGTGTAAATCCCTGATGTGGCTCTCAATGGCTGAAACATCAATACCAAAATCGTCTGGATGCCAGATAGCGGATTGAACACAAATGCCTTTTTCTTGTTGCTGAACAATAACTACAGCAACGCTGTCGTGTTTAAGTGCCATATCAATTCCTACATAGGAAGGCAAATAGGGGTCAAGTTCCACTTCCCCGACACATCTATCCCATGTTCCTACAGGCAACCATGATTCTTGGGTTCTTACCCATTGGTTTAATCGGTACCTTCTAAACGCCATTTCTGATGTTTGGCGGGCAGAAACTTCCATGTCTTCGGCATCAAGCAAACCATGTTTAAGGTTTGGGTTTGCTGTTTTCCATGATTTCCTGTCAAAGATATTGCAGTCAGGTGGGGCTTCCCACCAAAAGAAACCAAAGTTGTCATCTTCTATTTCGCCATTAGCAACGCTTTTTCCATAGTTATATAATCTGCCTGCAATGGTATCTAGGTCAAAACCTGCTGTTGTAATACCGATAACCATAGGGTCTTTTCTTGCACCCGAACCAAGTGTTAATGCATCCCAAAGATCATCGTTTTTCTGAATATGTAACTCATCAAAAATAACTAAAGACGGGTTTAGACCCTGCTGTAGTTTTCCGTCAGCAGATAGCACACGATATACGGCATTAAACTTCGGAACCTCAATAGCGTCACGATAAACCTTGCATCGTTCTAACAGGGTAGGACTATTCATAATTTGATCACGGGCTTCGTTAAACACGATACGAGCCTGCTGTCTGTCACCTGCTGCAGAATAAACTTCTGCGCCTGCTTCACCAGCGAACAAACCATAAAGGGCTAGTGCAGACCCTAAGAGACTCTTTCCTTGCTTTCTGGGAAGCCCTACTAGCGAGCGTCTAAACCGTAATCGCCCGTCATCACGGCGTTCTAGCATTGAGTTAATAAGCCAGCGTTGCCAATCAACAAACTCAAGAGGGTCGCCTGCCCTCATCCCCTTGGTTAAAGTAAGCCAATTATAGGCAAAGTCAGAAACAAGGGTGCCATCGCTTTCTGCATATTTTCGTGGCACATAAAAAGCAGGTGCCCAAGTGTTATTTGGTTTTTTGGCGTTTGGCTTCAACACGCTTCCTAAAATCATCTAAAGGGTCATTTGCTGCTGAACGGAACCCAATCCTTGCTCTATCCGTTGGTGTAAATCCTAGCAGCGAAAGATTGTCGGTAATAAGTTTTTCCAAAACTCTTAGACCTGCCCTTGCCCGCCAATCCTGTGGGTCTTGGAAAACTAAACGGCGCAGAATAGCCCTCTCATCTTCCTGTTCACATAGAATCATCATCAGTTCAACATCATCTTCCCGAAGCCAAGACCTGCCACAAGTCCAAAACTTTTCCCACAACAACATTCCAGGTCCTACACCACCATCAATAGTGATTAGTTGCCTATGTGGTACGGGAACCTCATAAATAGAAAGAGTTGGAAGAACCGTAATAATTGCAGGCTTGTTAGAAACCTTGCGATGTTCACGCCTGCCTATTTTTTCTTTGCGTTCAATCGGCTTTGGCTTTGGTCCACGAGTACCCATTACAGAACCATACTCAAAAACCTAAGAATTAGGGGCTTATCTACGCCCTGATTGCACGGGGGTATCATTCTGGTCAAAGTTAGGAAAAATTGGGGGAGTGGGTACATATTTTTTTTTATTTCTTTATTTTATTGAGGTTTGTTTGATGTTATTGGTTTGTTGCCTCTGCTGCTGTTGCATGATCTGTGTGCTGCTGCTAGGGGGCTGTTGGGGTCGCTTGGGATGAGGTGGTCTGCTGTCCAAGGGTCGTTGGGTCTTGTTCCTTCTTTGCATATCCAGCATTGGGTTGCATTGGCTCGTATTTCGGCAGCCCGTTTGGGATAGTCGCCACTGTAGTGCGGTCTATAGGGCTTAGGGTGTAGTTGGTTCCATTGTGCTTGACAAGGTTTGCATCGCACCTCTTTGGCATCTATGAGTGCTCTACAGTTGAGGCAGGGTTTCTGTATCCTCATAAGCCATCTGCTTCTTTATGCCATCAATCATGTGTTGTATTGATGCGATGTTAAGCGAGTACTCGTATCCGCAGTCGGGGCAGATCATGGGTATGAATCCCTTGGCTTCTTCTGCGTTCCGTGTGGTGTAGTCGGACGCCATAATCCCTGCGGTGCGCTGTACATCTTCGTTCGTGTAGTCGGCGATAACGCTGTGTGGTAGCGACTCTACGATGCCCTGTATGTCTAGGTCAGGGAAGTAGGTTTGCATTGTGGGTAGGTCGGCTATCTCTTTTAGTTCTAAAACTAATTTGGGGAAATCCCATGAGCCAAGGTCGGATGTCTTGTTGTCGGCTATACGGAACTCTTTAGCCTTTTGTGGTGGTAGGTCAACAACGACAACGGGTACTGTCTCTAGACCTAGGCGTTGTGATGCCTTGTATCGGGTATGTCCAGCAAGGATAACGAAGTCCTTGTCTACGACAATAGGCACATTGAAGCCATAGTCTTTTATTGATTGGGCTACCGCATCTACTGATTCATCGTTATCTCTAGGGTTACGCCAGTATGGTTTGAGGGTCGTTAGGGGTAGGTTCTCAATCTGCATTTTCTTGTTCCTTCTTCCAATCTCGTTTGATTTCTAACTGCCTTCGTGCTTCCCATGCTTTGTGGTATTCAACATTCTCAAACAACTTAGCAAAGCCCGTAATGTATTTCAATCGTATTAGTTCGTCAGGTTCCATTCCTATTTCGTTGCAGATGTCACCGTCTTGCCAGCCATTGTCAAGCATATTGAAGACTAGGTTTGCCATTCCTGTTACCGAGTGTTTGCCTCTTGCACGGTTGTGGCGAACCGTTGATGCCATACGGTCATTAATAGACTTCTTGAGTACGACTACTGGCACCTTGCCACCTGTTGCTTCTTGGATGTCCTTGTTGCTTCGGCAGGTGAAGTATCGGTGAAAGCCGTCAATGATTACATACTTCTTTAGTTCCTCGTCATAGATAGTAACGATTGGTTGGGTATATCCGTCATGGCTAATGCTGGTGTGTAATAGTTTTAGTTCGTTTGATGCCACACTGTTCGGGTTGTAGTCGTTGGCTTGCACCTGTTCCATTGGCACCCACCGAATAAGGTCTACTGGCATATCGGTATGATCAGATAGTTCCTCATGTAGCCATTCCCGAAGGTCGCTTACGAACGCTTGTTTGTCTTCTGCCTTGTCGTATTCAGCCTTGACTGCATCTTTTGCTAATTGCATGGTTATCCCTTTGAGTAGAGGTGTTTATAGTCGGGGTTCATTGTGGCTAATGCTGCACGGGCTCTAAAGCCTTCTGCCATATCAAAATTAGATAGTTTTGTTAGCGAGAAGTCTTGGCAAAGCAGGGTGCTGACATGAATTTCATATAGTTTCTGTCCGAAGTAATCCTCATAGATTTCGTCATGCCGACCAAACGCTTTTGCAAATATCTTCTTATATTCGGGATCACTAATTAAATGCTCTAACAGGTAATCTCTGTATTCACGCCAATCCTTAAACATAAATGGTAGTTCCCGAACAATAAAGTCGTCTTTGCCCATTTTGCCTGCTGTGTCAATACCTGCAAGGCGTTTAGTCATCTTGTTCCATGTGTCAGGCTCAATCTCCTGTAGATGAAAGAGTGAGTGAATTGCTGTTTCATGATGAAGGTTAGATACCCGCATTTGGCGAAGTGGGATGCCGTAACCGTACATCTGTTCGTAGATGGTGTTAAACTCCCATCCGTTATTGGTTATGGCTTTCCAGATGTCAGAAGATGCCCAGTCGTAGATCGGGTACATCGTGTAATGCTTTTTACTTTTATTTAGGGTTGACCCCCAAGTAGCCCATTTGTAGACCTTGTGCGATGTTAAAGATACATAGCGTTTAGGGTTCTCGTCAGCCCGCATACCTGCGATGTAGCAGAACGGCTTGTCAGGATATTCAACATTGGCAATCGCTGGAAACAAATTATGAAATCGGTCTGTGCCATACACATTCTCTGTAATAGCGATTGGTTCCTGTTCGTGAATCCATAGGTCTTTGTCTTTTGGATCCCAGCATTGCAGCCAATGGGCTGTTTGAGATGTGGCGTTAAAGATACGCATTGGCATTTGATACCAGCGTGGATTTACACGAGGGTCATACATAACCGTTTTCATGTAGTCAATCGTGTGTTGCCATTCGGCTTCTTGGTCAATAAACATTACGGTTAATGGCAGACGATTGCGTTCCTCGGCAACCTTCAAACAAAGATTAAGCACAACGGTGCTGTCTTTGCCACCAGAAAAACCGACAGCAATATCCTCAAACTCGTCAAATAGCCAATTTATGCGTATTAAAGCCTCGTCAAACACTGTGGTGTTTTTATAGATTTTCATTTTTGACCGCCCTGTTCATGATGGTTGTTTCGGGTATTGGTGATCCCATAGTCCAATATTGATGCCCGTTGTAATCAAAATAAACAAAGCGTTTCTTAAACCAAGTCTCAACATAGCCATGTTCCCGAATAAACTTAACTGCTTGCTCAAACTGTGTTTGATCTACTCGTTCACGCAGAATGTAAGAGTGTGGATGCTTAGGCATCGTCTTGGCGAACTTCCATTCTAAGGCATCAACAAATAAGGCGAACTCTTCTAATTTCATTTAGAGAATATC